CAGTCGCACCGGTGGCTGATGGATGGCCGCGCCCAGATCGACGCCTTCCGCCGCTGGCTGTACGCGCGCCGCGGCCGGCTGGCGGCCTTCTGGCTGCCGACCTTCGCGCGGGACTTCAACGTCGTGGCCAGCATCGGATCGACGGCCTCGACGATCGACGTCGAGCACTGCGGCTACACCGACACCATCAGCCAGGACATCGGCCGGCGCGACATCCGCATCGAGCTGCACAACGGCACCAGCTACCTGCGGCGCATCACCGGGTGCTCGGAAGTGAGTGGCACAGTCGAACGGATCTCAATCGATTCGGCTTTGGGCGCCGAGGTGCCGCCGACCGACATCCGCAGCGTGAGCTATCTCGATCTGGTGCGCCTGGAGGCAGACGCCGCTGAGATTGCCTGGACGCGCTGGGACTTGGCAGAATCGCGGCTGATGACACGCGGGAGCCGAAATGACCTATGACACGCGCGAGCGCAGCATCGCCGACGGCCAGCCGATCGAGCTGTACGAGTTCGCGCGCGGCGGCGTGACCTCGCGCTTCACGTCGGCCGACTCCGACAAGGTGCTGGCCAGCCAGACCTACACCAGCGCGACCCTGCAGCGCGGCGAGATCGAGACCAGCGCCGAGCGGGCCCGCAATGCGCTGCGCATCACCTGCGCGCGAAACTTCCCGATCGCCGACCTGTTCCGCATCGCGCCGCCGACCGAGATCATCAGCCTGACCGTCAAGCGCGTGCACGCCGGCGACACGGACGCGGCCGTGATCTGGATGGGCCGAGTGCTCAATTGCGAGTGGGCGGGCGCATCGGCGACGCTCAACTGCGAGCCGGTGACGTCATCCCTGCGCCGGCCAGGCCTGCGCCGCAAGTATTCGCGTCAGTGCCCGCTGGTGCTCTACTCGCAGGGCCTGGGGCAATGCAACGTCACCCGGGCCGCGCACAGCACGGCAACCACGGTCACGGCGATATCGGGCCTGGTGCTGTCCGTCGCCGCGCTGGCTGACAAGCCATGGCCCGGCGGGTTCGTCGAGTGGGAGACCGAGGCCGGGCCCGTCGAGCGGCGCTTCATCAGCTCGCATAGCGGCCTGAATCTCACGCTGTCTCAGCCATTCTTCGGCCTCGCTGTTGGCGCTGATGTCACCGTGAGCCCGGGATGCGCGCACACCCAGGCCATGTGCAACGACGTCTATTCCAACGGCGCGAATCACGGCGGTTTCCCCTTCGTGCCGCGCAAGAATCCCTTCGACGGCACGCCCGTCTACTGAGGCACCATGGAGCCATTCACCGCCCTCGTCGTCCTTGTCGTCTCGGCATTCATCGCCGCTGCGCTGGCGCCCAAGCCGCCGGCGCCGAAGCCGGCCAGCCTGCAGGACTTCGACGTCCCGACGGCCGAGGAGGATCGAGAGATCCCGGTGGTCTTCGGTACAGTGACCGTGACCGGGCCCAACGTCATCTACTACGGCGGATTGGCCAGCGATCCGGTCAAGAAACGCGGAGGAAAGAAGGGATGACATGGTCACAGTTCTTCACCGTCACATGCGCGAGCTGCGCTACTGCAACCGAGGGGCGCGCGGATTCTTCGCGCGGCATGGCCTTGACTGGCGCGCATTCCTGGCCGGCGGGATCGATGCCGACCGGCTGCTGGCCACCGGGGACGCCATGGCCTTGAAGGTGATCGAGCACGCCAAGAAGGAGTCCGGCCATGGGCGGCAGTAGCAAGTCGCAGACCGTCGGCTTCAGATACTTCATGGATCTCCACATGGGCATCTGTTACGGGCCCGTCGACCGCATCCGCAAGATCCTGTGGGGCGATCGCCAGGCATGGGCCGGTGATCAAGACGCGAACGGCACGATCACGATCAGCGCGCCCGATCTTTTGGGGGCGACGAGAAGGAAGGCGGCATCAAAGGGTCGATGCACGTCATGATGGGCGCGCAGACGCAGACGCTGCCGGGCGCAGTGGCTGCCAAGCTGCCAACGCCGAGCCCAGCATTTCGCGGCATCCTGAGCCTGTTCTACACCGGCCAGGTCAGCGCCAACAACCCCTACATCAAGCCAGTTGCTCCGCAGGTCGAGCGGATCCTGGCTGGGTGGCATGGTGGCTCGGCGTGGTATCCAGAGAAGGCGCGGATCCTTGTCGACACCGACGAGCTGGATCACCCGCCGGTCAGCGGATACGCCCTCGGTGTTCCGCGAGTTGGCGCCGGCGAATCAGACCCAGACTTGCAGCCGGTCCCGCCCGGTTTTGATGATGTGTTCCCGCCGGGCTCTGTGTGGGACACCCGCATCGTCGACCCAACCGACACCGAAGCCATGGAGTCGGCGGTTCTTGAGCTTGGGAAAAAGAGCCTTAGCGACTACAACCACACGTCAACAAGCAATTTCGACAATTGCACATGGGAAACGCCAGACCCTGAAGCACCGCTGCCGGCGACTTACAGCCAGTTCCAGTGCATCTACACCCCGACCGGGTCACTCCTTCTGAACGGCAACGACCCTGTGCTGTTTCGGGTCGTCGACGCACCGAACCCGGAGGCCATGCCGATCTACGGCATGAACCCTGCGCACATCATCTATCAGTGCCTGACGGATCCCGTCTGGGGGATGGGCTATCCGACGACCACGATCGGGCCCACATTCGCGGCGGCGGCTGACACGCTGTATGCCGAAAACTTCGGCCTCTGCATGATCTGGAACAAAGCCGAAGAGATCGGCACGTTCGTGCGCCAGGTGCTCGACCACATCGGCGGCGTCATGTATGTTGACCCGAAAACGGGGTTGTTCGAGCTGAAGCTGTTGCGCGGCGACTATGCCGCAGAGACCCTGCCTGTCTTCGACGAGACGAGCGTCGTCGCCCTGGAGAGCTTCCAGCGGGTCGGCTATGGCGACACGGTGAACGAGATCTCGGTTGTTTACCGCCAAGTCTCCACCAACAAGGATACTCCGGTCACGGTGCAGAACCTGGCCAACATCACGGCGCAAGGTGGCGTGGTGTCGCAGACCAAGCAATACCCCGGGCTGCCGACGGCATCCCTGGCGCTGCGGGTGGCCCAGCGCGATCTGCTGGCCGCATCGACCCCGCTGGCGAAGGGCCGCATGAAGGTCAACCGCAAGGCCTGGAACATCGCGCCCGGCGGCGTGTTCGTGCTCACTTGGCCGAAGCTGGGAATCGACACGGTGGTGATGCGTGTGCTGGGCATCGGATACGGCACGCTGCGCGACGGCACGATCACGGTAGAGATAGCCGAGGATGTCTTCGGGCTGCCCGCGGCCAGCTATGCCGAGCAAGAGGATCCGGGCTGGACTGAGCCTTCCACCCAGCCGGCGCCTGTCGTGCAGCAGACGGCCGCAGAGGTGCCCTATCGGTCGCTGGTGTCCGAACTGTCGGCGACAGATCTGGCGGCGGTGGATCAGGACGCGGCCTATTTCTCGATGCTGGCGACTCGCCCGTCTGGGCTTTCCCAAGCGTTCGACATCTGGAGCCGGGTCGGCACCGCGGCCTACGAGCAGCAGTCAAACGGCGCATTTGTACCAGGCGCTGCGCTGGACGGCGCGATCTCGGCCACTGCCGCCACGATAGACCTCAAGAGCGCGGCCGATCTGCAGCTCGTCGCAGCGGGCAGCCTGGCCATCATCGGCACCGGCCGGGCGGCCGAGTGGGTTCTGGTGCAGTTGATCAACAGCGATGCGATGACGATGACGGTCGCCCGCGGCATGCTCGACACCGTGCCCAAGGCACACGCCGACGGCGCCCGGGTTTGGTTCGACGATGCCCGTGATGCGCCCGAGCAGATCGAGCGGGCCACCGGCGAGACTGTCGACTTCAAGCTGGCCACGATCAGCACCGGCGGCACGCTGAACATCGGCCTCGCCAGCCAGTTCTCGGCCACGGCCGAGCAACGGCAGTTCCGGCCGTACCCGCCGGGAAAGCTGACGATCGGCGGCCAGGCCTACCCGCTCACGCTTACCGACACGCAGCCGGCGCTTGAATGGGCGCACCGCGACAGGCTGCAGCAGACCGCCGACTACATCGAGCAAAGCGCCGGCAACATCGGGCCAGAGCCAGGCGTCACCTATTCTGTGCTGATGACCAACGCCGACACAGCGGCGGTGATCGCATCGCAAACCGGCATCACTGGCACCGGCTACACGCCGGCCAATCTGTTCGGCGCGTTCAACCTGCGGGTGCAGGTTTGGGCGGTGCGCGGAGGCGTCGAGAGTTGGCAGCGCCACGATCAAACGCTGGCCTATTCCTTCCTGCGCCGGCTTGACGCCGAGAATGGCGACAACCTGCTGACCGAGGCAGGCGACTACATCAACGGGGGCTGATATGGCCGATCTCAAGATTTCCGAACTTCCCGCGGCCACCGAGCTTGGCGCAGACGACGTGCTCGTGGGCAACGAGGACGGCACGACGACCAAAATCCCGCTCACCGTGCTGCGCGCCGCGCTGCAGGCCTTGGGCCTGGGCGGCATCGGGCCGGTTCGCACGGCGACAACGAGCGAAAACGTCTCGGCGGCCGACATCGGCGGCCTGCTGATCGCGACCAGCACGAGCGCGCTGACCATCACATTCCCGGCCAACGACTCAACCATCCCGGTCGGCAGCCGCTTCAGGGTGCGTCAGGGCGGCTCTGCGGCAGTTCTGTTGGCCTTCGCGTCTCCCGCGTCGGTGGATGACCAGCAGACCGGCCGCACGCGCACGAATCACGCAGGCGACGAGGCGATCGTGACCAAGACTGGAGGCCAGGACTGGTCGATCAGCTACGCAATGTCTGGTGCCCGGGCGGCGATCCTGACCAGCACCAACACCGCGATGAACCTGAGCCGGGCGCAGAACGGTAACCGGGTCACCCGCCTCAACAACGGGCTCGCCATCA